GACTGGAAAGGTTAGCCTTTCGCAAGGGGGTGCGCCACAAAGCAAGTCAAGAGTTAATGAAGCTGGCAACTATACTAAGCCCGGAATGAGGAAGCAACAGTTTAATCGTATCAAGGCTGGTGGCAAAGGCGGTAATCCGGGTCAGTGGTCTGCACGTAAGGCGCAGATGTTAGCTAAAGCATACAAGTCTGCTGGTGGCGGTTATAAATCTTAGCTATCTAATGTTCTGTGTAGTGATTGCTACACCAGATAACATGCAGGTTAAACTATACGGCGAGAAGGAATGGCTTTCTAAGTGCCACGTAGCTGTAACAGAACACGGCTTTAATAATCCCAAAGACCGTTGCTTCTGTGTAAAGATGGATGATAAGGATACTTAATGCCACCACGTAATCATAAAGACTGGACTAAAGAACCTAAAGTAGAACACATAAGTTCACTCATCTACTCTGACCACAGTTTGTATGAGCAGGAACTAGAAAACATATTCTCTAAAGTATGGGTTCCTATGTGCCACTCAAGTGAACTACCACACTTAGGTGACTTCAGGAAGACGCAGATAGCATTGCAGAATGTTGTAGCTGTGCGTTTTGAGAATGGTGTAGTCAGGACATTCCTTACAGATAAGGTGCAAGCACCTGCTGGCAATGACTTGTCATTAACCTACCATTCAGGTAACTGGACGGAACTACCATGTGAAGTAAAGCATGGTGGCATGGTCTGGACTACCCTAGATACGAACCCCTCTATGAGTGTGGATGAGTGGACTGCTGGTGCATTTGATTGTATTGCAGATGCCATAGACACTGAAGAGATGGAAGTGTTTCACTACCACAAGGCAGTCATAAACACTAACTACAAACTGTGGCATGATACAAACAGTGAGTTTTACCATGACTTCATGCACTACTTCAATCGGGTGTCAGGATTCAACGATGAGTATTTCGCTAGAAAGAATATCCCTTTTGATAATGGTCATGTTAACGTCAGCAGCTTTACTGTTAACTATGAAGAGTATGACGGATTTGAAGATAGGGGGGAGTTATCTTTTCCCAATCTGCCACCAAACCAGTGGTACATGGTGGACTTATTCCCCGGCTATAACTTTAACTTACGTGGCAGTGCCTACCGTAGTGACAGCGTAACACCACTAGGACCAAACAAAGTACTGATTGAGTTCCGTGGTTATGGCTTGAAGAAAGATACGCCAGAGGAAAGACAGACACGTATCAAGCACCATAACTCTATATGGGGGCCATTCGGTAGAAACTTACATGAAGACCTTATCGGTGTAGCAGGTCAGGGTACAACAATGCGTGAAGGTACAGAGCCACGTAATATTCTACATGGCAGACACGAGAATGGTACAATACATGATGAAGTAGGAATGAGACACTACTATGCAGAGTGGAGCAAGCAGCCCAAAGAGTTTGGCAGCGTAGCATGGAAGAAAAACAAAAGAAACCCCTATCTATAGGCATCAATGAAAATAGCTTTGAACTTGTACTAAGAATATTAGGCAATGAGTTTATTGCTATTCGTATAGGCTCAACAAACTTTAGCGGTAAACTAATAGCGGGTAGCATTCTTCTATTGTTCTTTACTTTTATGCTGCTAGAAGTATTCGGACTATCTAGGATGCTAGGTATTGAGTAATGGCTACAAAGCTAAGTGAAAACACAGAGGTTGCGTTACCACTACGTAACATTATAAGCATGGTGGCTGCTGCATCTGTAGCAACGTGGGCGTACTTTGGTATTATTGAAAGGCTGAATCAATTAGAAACTAACATCACTATGATGAAGTCAGACTTGGAACAGAATACAGAGTTCCGCATTAAGTGGCCTCGTGGTGAAATGGGTAGTCTTCCAGCAGACAGCGAACAGTTCATGCTTATTGAACACATAGCTAGTGAACTAGAAAAGCTACAGAATGAAATAGAAGACGGCAAAGCACCCTACGACCAACAGCAAAAGCTAACGCTAGAGTTTTATGAAAAGCGTATTACGAACCTAGAAGATAACATAGAGAAGCTAAGAAACGGCGATGATTGAACTTACTTTTGTATTGCTGTTAACTATGGGTAGTGAAAAGGTAGAGTACACCCCGTATGAATCTTTATCTCAGTGTTTATCGGTGCGGCGTAAAATAAAACGAAACACAGGCGTAACTCATAACTTTGACCAGAAGTGGTCATGCAAAGAACTTAAAGTTAAAATAGACGAAGACACTGGCAGCATTTTAGAAATAGTAGAAGAATGATTGTATTTGTGCTATACGTATACTTAGGTGCAAACGTAATAGACAAAACACAAAAATTTGTAGATATGGATAGATGCCTCTACTTTGCTGAAAGATTGTCCCGACAACAATCTGTTCCAGCGGGGGACGGTAGAAGACTGAAGATAACTGCAGTATGTAGACCACAACCCAAGTAGGAACCAACCAACATGATTGCCGAAACCCTCGCAGGTATAGCACTTGTAAAGAGTGCCGTAGATGGTATTAAGTCTGCAATAGGTACGGCGCAAGACATCAGTTCTATAGCTGGTGATATTGACTCATTACTGCAGGGTCAAACACAAGTACAAGCAGCAAGCAATAAAAAGTCTGGTGTTGGACTAGCTGACCAGTTCGGTGTGCAGTCTGTTGCTAAAGAAATGATTGATGCTAAAATTGCGGCAGAACAAGTAGCAGAAGTTCGCAGATTGGTAGACCATAGATTTGGTTCAGGTACGTGGCAAGGCATCTTAGATGAAAGAGCCAAGCGTATCAGAGAAGCCAGAGAAGCTGCGGCAATAGCCAGACGTGAAGCTATAAAGAAACATGAAGAGTTCGTGGAGATAGTAAAGATTGTAATAGCTGTTGTTGTAATTTCTGGTATAGCACTTGGATTCTTTATCTTTGCTTTGACAGCTTCCGCTATGGCGTATTCATTATTTACTTGACAAATGCATATGTAAATGGTATAACTGTAATATGAAAAAACCATCACAGAAAAGTTTATCGGCGTGGACACGTCAAGACTGGGGTACTAAAAGTGGCAAGCCCTCCGCCAAAACAGGTGAGCGTTACTTACCGAAGGCTGCTATCAAGGCGTTATCGTCATCTGAATACGCCGCTACCACCCGTGCTAAAAGAGAAGGAACTGCTGCTGGTAAGCAATTTGTCAAGCAGCCTAAAGCGATATCAAAGAAAACGGCGCAGTTTAGACGGGGAGTATAATGCTTAACTTACTTATAGGACCACTCGCAGAGATTGCTGGCACATGGATGTCAGGCAAAGTCGAACAGACGAAAGCTAATGCACAGACTAAGGTAGCTAAAGCGCAAGCAGAAGCTATTGTCATGCAGAAGAAAGCTACTGGCGAAATTGACTGGGACTTGGAGATGGCTAAAGGGTCAGCTAACTCGTGGAAAGATGAGTGGCTAACTATTCTATTTAGTATCCCACTTATACTAGCATTTGTACCAGGTATGGAAGATGTAGTTGCTAATGGATTCGCAAGACTCAACGAAATGCCTGAATGGTATCAGTACTCACTTGGGGTTATCGTTGCGGCTTCTTTTGGAGTTCGTTCAGCTACAAAATTCTTCGGTAAGAAATAGTGAGTGTAGAAACTTTTCTGCGATGGAAGATACTTCCAAGGTTTATGATGCTGGCTAGTACAGTTATGTCTTGGCGTTGTGCTGAATGGTTCATGTCTTTACCTGACCCTACAGCCTCACAGTCAGCATTCGTGTCAGTAGTAATGGGTGTAATGACGGGCGTGTTTGGTATTTGGATGGGACACGAACATAAAGGTGACAAGCAATGAAATACCGCAGAGATAACTTTATTGAAAAGCTAGTAGCGCACGAAGGTTTGCGCCTACAGGTGTATCAGGATACCCTTGGTATTGACACTATTGGTATCGGACGGAACCTAGAAGACCGTGGCATCACGAAGGAAGAACTAGATGAGCTAGACATTCCTAGTATCGACCATGTGTATGAGTATGGCATTACAGAAGCTGATGCGGTCTATCTAGCAACAAATGACGTGCAAATTGTCGAAGAAGAACTATCTAACGCACATCCTTGCGTAGATGGATTAGACTCTGTACGTCAACTTGTACTTATGGATATGGCATTTAATATGGGTGTGCCACGTCTGTGTAAGTTTAAAAAGATGTGGAATGCTATTCACGAAGAAGATTTTGCTACTGCGTCAAAAGAAATGCTTGACAGCAGGTGGGCAAATCAGGTAAAATCACGTTCAGTGAAATTAGCTAATGCTATGCATAACGGAGAGTTTTAATGAAAAATAAATTTAAACCTTGTAAGGGTTGCCCTACACCATCTAACTGCGGTGCGGTTAAAGCGTGTCAAAATAAAGGTAAGTAGCATGTGGCCTTACACTGAGGAAGAAGAAAAATGGCTAGACAACTAACAGAAAAACAGCAAAAACTATTAGACGTGCTTTTTGACGAAGCAGGTGGTGATATTGTACAAGCTAAAAAACTAGCTGGCTATGCTGACTCTTCTAGCACTGCAGATGTTGTTAAAGGTATTAAAGAAGAGATTCTTGACGCTACTCAAATGTACATGGCGCGTAATGCACCTAAAGCTGCGATGGCTATGGTAGGCGGTCTATACGACCCAACTGAACTAGGCATTCGTGATAAAATGTCAGCGGCTAAAGAACTACTTGACCGTACAGGTTTGGTGAAGACAGAGAAGATGCAGGTAGAAGCATCAGGGGGTGTCATGCTCATGCCACCTAAAGCTGTAGTGGAAGACGATGACTAGAAGCATAGGCAAGTGGAAACTTCCACAGCCAACAGATATCAAAGAAGAGAACGAGTGGGTAGCCATACCACGTATTGCACGTACAGTACCATTCGGATACAAACAGGATGAAGCAGACCCCGACCTTCTGCAACCTATACAGATTGAATTAGATTTACTAGAGAAGGCACGTAGCCACGTAAATCAGTATTCATATCGTGAAGTAGCTAACTGGCTTACTACTAACACAGGCCGAAGCATATCTCACGTAGGTTTAAGGAAACGGTTAAGTAATGAGCGACAGCGTAAGAACAAAGCTGCAAGCCTCCGCAAGTGGGCAGAGTATGCAGAAAAGGCAATCGCCAAAGCGCAAGAAATCGAAGAAGCAAGAACAGGCGCAAGTAGCAAAGCCGCAAGTTGAAATTAAAGAAACTGTTTCACGTGAATACGACAGTAGCAGTATTGAAGAACACGCCAATGTATTGTTTAAACCCAACCAAGGGCCACAGACAGACTTTCTAGCGGCGGCAGAACGTGAAGTGCTTTACGGTGGCTCGGCAGGTGGAGGTAAATCCTACGCCATGCTTGCAGACCCGTTACGATACATGGGACATCCTGCGTTTAGTGGGTTGTTGTTACGACATACAACAGAAGAACTACGAGAACTTGTGTTTAAGTCTCAAGAGTTGTACCCAAAGATTTGGCCAGGTATTAAGTGGTCAGAAAGAAAGATGCAGTGGACTGCACCATCGGGTGCTAGACTGTGGATGTCTTACCTAGATAGAGATGACGATGTGTTGCGCTATCAGGGTTTGGCGTTTAGCTGGATAGGCTTTGACGAATTAACGCAGTGGGCTACGCCGTACGCTTGGAATTACATGCGTTCCCGTTTACGTTCTACAGCACCAGACTTGCCAATTTATATGCGGGCTACGACTAACCCCGGCGGTAGAGGTCATCATTGGGTTAAGAAAACTTTTATTGACCCCGCCCCATATAACCAAGCATTTAATGCTACAGATACTGAGACTGGTGAAGACCTTGTATACCCCGCAGGACACGCAAAAGCTGGAAGACCTTTATTCAAAAGACGATTTATACCCGCAAGACTGTCTGATAATCCATACCTTGCAAAAGCAGGTGATTACGAAGCCATGCTTCTCTCCATGCCAGAGCAACAACGAAGACAGCTTCTGGAAGGCGATTGGGACATCAAAGAAGGCGCGGCTTTTACTGAGTTTGACCGCAACATTCACGTTATTGAGCCTTTTGATATACCTAGTAACTGGGTTAAGTTTCGTGCTTGCGATTACGGTTACGGCAGCAAGTCTGGCGTTGTCTGGTTTGCTGTTTCACCTGACGAACAACTTATTGTATATAGAGAACTCTACGTTTCTAAAGTCCTTGCCACAGACTTGGCAGATATGATTCTTGATTTAGAGGCGGGTGATGGAAATATTAAGTATGGTGTTTTGGATAGTTCTCTTTGGCATAAGCGTGGGGATACTGGTCCTTCTCTTGCAGAGCAGATGATACAACGAAACTGTCGATGGAGACCATCAGATAGAAGCCGTGGCAGTCGCGTAGCAGGTAAAAACGAAATACACCGTAGACTGCAGGTAGATGATTTTACAGAGGAGCCTAGACTTGTTTTCTTTAATAACTGCACAAACATCGTTGCCCAGCTACCGTCCATTCCTTTGGACAAGAAAAACCCAGAAGATATTGACACACATTCGGAAGACCACTTGTATGATGCGTTAAGGTATGGTATAATGTCAAGACCAAGATTTAGTATATTTGATTACGACCCGTCTAATAGACAAGGCAATCGTATGCCTGTAGCAGACAGCACCTTTGGATATTAAGGAAAAGCAATATGGATGAAGACGAAATTATGATTGAAGACGATGCTATTGCATTGGAAGACACAGATGATACAAATGTGTTTGATGCCGATGTAGCGTCTATTATTCCATTTGTTATCGACAGATACAAAAGGTCTGAAGATTACCGCTATCAAGATGAGGAACGGTGGCTTCGTGCTTATCGCAATTACCGTGGTCTATACGGACCAGACGTACAGTTTACAGAAGCTGAGAAGTCTCGCGTATTTATTAAGGTCACAAAAACAAAAACACTTGCCGCATACGGTCAGATTGTTGATGTATTGTTTTCCAATCAGCGTTTCCCATTATCTGTTGAGCCTACCACTCTTCCTGAAGGTGTGGCAGAAGATGTACACTTCGACCCACAAGAGCCAGAGCAGCTTCGTGGTGAAACCGCTATTAGCAGTCCATACGGCTTCCGTGGGGACGGTCAAGAGTTTCCGGCAGGTGCTACAGCCAAAACACTGTCAGAACGGCTTGGTAGCCTCTCAGACAAGCTAGAACCAGTATCCGACAAACTGAAGGAAGGTCCAGGTAAGACACCTACTTCTATCGGGTTTAGTCCAGCTATGGTTGCGGCTAAAAAGATGCAGAAGAAAATACACGACCAACTAGAGGAGTCAGGTGCTACAAAGCATTTACGTAATGCCGCATTTGAGATGGCACTATTTGGTACAGGTGTAATGAAGGGTCCATTTGCAATTGACAAAGAGTATGCCAATTGGGATGATGAAGGAAACTACGACCCACTATTTAAAACAGTACCTCAAGTAAATCACGTATCTGTGTGGAATTTTTATCCTGACCCAGATGCAAATAACATGGATGAGGCGCAGTTTGTAATTGAACGTCATAAGATGTCGCGTTCACAGTTGCGTAATCTAAAAAAGCGTCCCTATTTCCGTAGTCAAGTCATTGATGAAGCTATTCGCATGGGCGAGAACTACACCAAGAAGTATTGGGAAGACGACCTATCTGACTACGCACCAGAGCATGGCATTGACCGTTTTGAAGTGCTTGAGTATTGGGGTATGGTTGACACAGACCTGTTAGATGAACAGGGTGTAGATATCCCAGACGATTTGAAGGACTTTGACGAACTACAGGCTAATGTCTGGATTTGTAACGGTAAGCTACTTCGCATGGTACTTAATCCGTTTAAACCATCAAAGATTCCATACAATGCTGCACCGTATGAACTGAACCCATACTCCTTCTTTGGTGTTGGTATTGCGGAGAACATGGACGATACACAGACATTGATGAATGGTTTCATGCGTATGGCTGTTGACAATGCTGTACTGTCTGGCAATTTGATTGTTGAGGTAGACGAAACAAACCTAGTGCCGGGTCAAGACTTGTCACTGTATCCGGGTAAGATATTCCGTAGACAAGGTGGCGCACCAGGTCAGGCAATCTTCGGTACTAAGTTTCCTAATGTATCACAAGAGAACTTACAGTTGTTTGATAAAGCACGACAGCTTGCAGATGAAAGCACGGGTATGCCTTCTTTCGCTCACGGGCAAACAGGGGTATCTGGCGTAGGTAGAACAGCCTCTGGTATTTCTATGCTAATGGGTGCCGCCGCAGGTGGTGTCAAGACTGTTATTAAAAACGTAGATGATTACTTACTACGCCCACTGGGTGAAGGTTTTTTCCGTTTTAACATGCAGTTTGACTTTGATAAAGAAATTAAAGGCGACTTAGAAGTTAAGGCACGTGGAACAGAAAGCCTGATGGCTAATGAAGTACGTAGCCAGCGTTTGATGCAGTTCTTGCAAGTAGCAAGTAATCCATCACTAGCACCCTTTGCTAAGTTCCAATACGTAATCCGTGAGATTGCAAAGTCAATGGATTTAGACCCTGATAAAGTAACCAACAACATGGATGAAGCCGCACTTCAAGCAGAGATTTTGAAGGGCTTCCAAGCACCAGCGCAACAACAAGGTCAACCACCACAGCAAGGTATGGCTGATGGCAATAGTATAGACCCTACAGGCGCAGGTGGAGGTAACATAGGTACAGGACAAGCACCAGTACCAGGCGAACAAGGATTTAGTAGTAATGGTGGACAGACAGCAGGTACTCAGCAAACTCAAGCCGTTAGCGGGCAACAACCGCCAATGGGAGGCATTCAGTAGCTATTTGGATTTGGTTATCGAACAACACCAAAAAGTAATGGAACAGGCAGATGACGCAGTACTTATGCACAGACAACAAGGCGCAATCGCAGTGTTACGGAAACTTAAATATCTTAGGGATGAAGTAAATGGCTCTTAAAAAACAAATGGAACTCTTTGAAGAGGGTGGTCTTATGCAAGAAGGTGGCATGACAGACCCCGTATCAGGTAACGATGTACCTGTAGGCTCTACTAAAGAAGAAGTTCGTGATGACATTCCTGCTCAGTTGAGCGAGGGTGAATTTGTTATGCCAGCCGATGTTGTGCGTTATCATGGCCTAGATAAAATGATGGCACTGCGCGATGAAGCTAAGATGGGTCTTCAACGTATGGAAGATATGGGGCAGATGGGTAATAGCGAAGAAGCTACTATTCCAGAAGGTATCCCATTTGATATTAATGACCTAGATATGGAAGATGATGAAGAAAACAACTTCGCTGTAGGTGGCTATGTAGCACCCCAGATTCCTGGTCTGACACAGCAACAGTCTGCGTTTTCACAATACACTCCCCAATACACACCGTACACAGCACCTACCGTTCCAACGGCTCTGCCTACTAGCTACACTGCACCCACACAGCAAGATGTCCCTATGGCACCTACTATTGGAGCCTTACCTACATTTGAGCAGGTTGTTCCACCATCTACTGGTGATGTGCGTAAATACGTAAACGAACAGGGTTTGGAGTTGATGATTCCATTTGTGAATGGTCAGCCTGTATATCCTATTCCTGCAGGTTACAAACCATTTGAAGAAAAAGCAGAAACGCCTACTACGCAAACTGCACCTACTACTGCGCCAACGGTTCAGACTGAAATGGGTGGAGATGATAGCGCCATGACACCTGCTGAACTAGCAGAACAAAGACAAAATTTTGCGGATATTGCCGCACGTA